AGCGTCATCACAATCGCCAAGTCAGGTCTAGCCATAGCAATCATCTCGCGGCCCTTGCCATCTGAGTTTATAAGTCACGAAGTCCCATGCGGTTCGCACCTCCGCGCATCGCAGTCTGATCACGTGCGGTTCCGGCGTTTCGCCATCCTCCTCCCAAGTCTTACACCGCTTGGGAAGGCCGTATTTCGCCCGTGCTTTTGAGACAATCGACTTTGTTACTCCAAGCGTGGCCGCGATCTCATCGAGCTTTACGCCCTGAAACCACAACTGCTCGAGTTGCTGCCGAGTTGTCTCGTCCATCAATCATCCGATGTGGCACCACCAAGACGGTGCAGACTCATGGGTGATTCCGCAAGGCCCGCCGATCGCAGCGACAGCCCGGCGAACCTCGAACGGCGGAATGTTGTAGTAGTCGTGACCGCAAAGCAGGCCGCCTGGCTTGACCTTTGGTGCCCAGGCCTTTATGTCGCGAAGAACGGCTTCGTATGTGTGCTCGGCATCGATGTACACGACATCAAGGCTCTTGTCGTCAAAGGTCGACGCTGCGATGCAACTGTCGAGCCGCAAAACGCTCGCACGCTGCCCGGCTTTCTTCACAGTCTCGATGCAGGAAGCATACCGCTTTTCTTGAAGTTCTTGGTCGACATTGGCAGAGTCGTCGTAGTCTTTGACGTGCTTCCATCGGTCAACGCCGATGTATGTGTGCGGCCAGATCGCCAGGATCACTTCCATGAAAGTACCGGTGGCAACGCCTACTTCCACGAACGTGCCATGCAAACCCAGGCTCATGGCATACGCTGGAATCTGGTTTCTATGGACGGGCTTCAATGGTCACCTCTGTGCTGCCGGCTGTGCCGTATTGCTTAAGAACGTGTAACTCTGCTACCTGTTTGTCATCATGCCATGCGTGGCAAGTAAGAGCGTCGAGAACTGCCTTGGCCAGGTTGTCGACATCCTCGCGTGGTAACGCTGGTGCGGTCTTTTTGACGCCTCGCTTAGTCATGTGACTCTTCGGCCTGGAGAATGTAAACGTCAGCCAGACACTCACGGCATGTTCTGTCGGCTTCATGTCGGCGGCTTGAGCGGCAACCTCGATCGCCTGGCGGTACGCGTGGACGGCGTGGCCGCGAGGAACGTAGGCACGGGCGAAGCCGCCGCGTGTGCTTACTCGAGGACGCGGCTGTGCGACAGGATCACCCGATATCGTGAATCTTGCTGCTGCTGGTGCCATTCGTAGTCTCTCGTCCGAGATGCGTTCTCTGACTCGTTCCGCCGGGCCTCGAGGTGCTTTTCCCAGTACGCCCGTGCCTTCTCGGCCACCATCGGTGCCAGCCGCAGAGACTCGCGGCTTGCACGGTCTTCGTCCGGCGTCGGTGCCAAGTCCGCTTTGAGCACTGGCAGCAGATCGAGGTACTCCACCACTTGGTTAATCGTGCGGTATTGCACGCCGTAGTGCTCAGCCAGCTCGCTACGTGTCCAGCCCATGTTCCACAGTTCAAGGAAGTTCGTCTCGGCAATGCGTCTGACCTGCGCGTTCATGCGTCCAACAGCTCTCCAGGGATCATTTCGCGAATCTGCTGCAACAGCCTCGCCGTTTCTTGGCTCACGTCGGAGTGCTTGATGGCACCGCGGCAGTGCTGGTCGACATGCCACAGCGTCTGTATCGCAAGATCGCCAAGCATCGCACGACGGAACTCGTGCTCTTCTTCCGGCAGTCGGTATCTCAGTGTCGCCGTTGGCATCGTGGCCTCGCGTAAGGGCTGCGCTCGCCGCGTCGGATCGCGTCGAATGATCTTTGCTTAACCTGCTTGGCAAGTGCCGCCACGCTCGGAGCCAGGGCCAGCGTCGATTGGCTCAGCTGCTCTTCTTCGTCGCTCGGTGCGACGAGAAGTTCCCCGACGTTCTCCGCTACCGGAGTAATGCGGCCAAGTTTTCTCGCAGCCGCGCGAACTGCCGAGCAACTGCACTCAAAACGTCTTGCAATCTCGTGAACAGAAATACCGTCGCGGACAAGCAAGCAAAACCCATCACGCTCAATAAGTGGTCGGTCCATGATTCCTCCCTCAGTGCCTCTAGCTCCTCCAGTTTGCGGCTTAGCCTTAGGCACCGCCGGCCCAGCCGATTGATCCGTCTGGCTGCATTCTCGAGCAGCCATCGCGTGTCGTCGTCGATCTCTGGCAGTTCAGAGTGATTTAGGCAAAGGTCTGCAAGCTCGTCGTTGCTGTTCGCCATCGCCGGCCTCGCATCAAAACGGCACGACATCATCGGCAGGCACATCAGTGCCATCCGGCTTGATAAATCGCAACCCAGGACCACCGAATACGTTCTGACGCATGGCCACCAGTGCCCGGTAGCAGTTGGCTCCGCTAATCTGGCCGGCGTCGAGTTGATCGAGCATCCGGCTTTCAAAGTCCTCCAGCGTTGACTCGTCTGCCATCTCGGCTAACACCAGGCATTCCGCCAGTGCCTTGGCGTCTTGCTCTTTATCTGGCGGTGGCACGCAGTTCGTGAATGTCACTTACCTCTCCCTTCGGTCCTAAGACGCTCCAGCGTGGCTGCAAAGCGTTTTTCGTCATCACCTACGAATGCCCGCACCGGCCTCTCATCGTCTGGCGGTTTGCCACGCCGGCGGCTGCGGCCGGAAAAATGCCCATCGAGAATGCGTTCAACAAATCCATCGGAGAAAAACTGCGTCATCGTCACTGGGCTCTCAAAGTAGTCGCATTTCGGGATCATGGCGAGAGCCTTCAGGACACGATCGTAGCCCGCAGGCCAGCCGCCAGGATGGCCATCAAGAGCCTCAGGGAAGCCCTTGGCAGGCTTTTTCGGGCCTTTTCCGGTGGTCTTGGCGGTGGCTGCCCACTGTGCCTTGAAATCGCCCCAGAAATCAAAAATAGAGGAGGAGGAGGGATCGCCGGAAGGCGTCTCCTCTCCTCTCTTCTCTTCTTTCTCTTCTCCTCTATCTCCTCTATCTAGTAACGGTGGTGCGTTGCACCCTGAAACGCTGGTGCGTTTCACCATGAAACGCTCTTGCGTTTCATCAGCGTTTCCAGAATCGTTTTCTGCGTTTTCCCGGTATTTTTGCAATCTTCGGCGTGCCAATAGCCTCGATTTGGCCGCTTTTGAAAACCGATCCTCCCAACCGTGAATTTCGATCACGCCATCGCCAAACGAAATCCAGCCGCATCGCTGGACGGCCCGCCAGAATGGCTCTTCGCCTCCGGCCACCGCCTTCAGAATGGCAGCATTTCCCTTCACGGTGCCATCTCCAGAGTTGAGCGAAGCCCAGGCCCAAAACAGCGTGAGCCGGCCAACGATCACATCAGCCGGCTCACCAGTCTCGCCAATCAGCTCAAGTATTTCTGGCTTTGTTGCGATGCAGCAATCGATCGAGATCCATTCACCGGCCATTGCTCTAGCTCCTTTTGCAGCCTGCCGATCTCTTTGAGTGCTCGCCCCAACGCAGCGGCCAGCGGCCCCGTCGTGCCAGTCCACGCGTTCGATGGGCCATAGCGATTGACCAGCTGCCAAGCCTGCTCGATCTCGTCGTCGGTCATGCTACGGCCTCCGCTGCCACCGCGTCCCTCGATCGAATCGCCTCTGGAAGATTCTTCACCGCTTGGCGAAAGTAAGCCGGCTTCAACTCTATTCCTATTGCCCGCCGGCCGTTTAGCACGGCACCGTAGGCTTCGCTGCCAACGCCCAGGAATGGCGTGAGCACATTCTCGCCAGGATTGCTCCAGAGAACACACGCACGCTCAATCACGTCCAGTTGAAGCGGGTGCATGTGCTTCTCGTCTGGCTCGTCTTTGTCTGCTTTGTTGCCAGAATACAAGCTGGCACCAGTGCCAAGCGTCCTGTCAATTCGAACATCATCCCAGAAAGCAGAAGCATACTGCCGCCAGATCCAGTGCGAGTAGCCATTCTCGATCTGGTTGCCTTTGTGGCCTCGAAACTTTAGCAAGTCTTGCGGCACCTCACGCGACCCAGCGTACCGCATCAGCCCGGTAGGATGATTGACCGGCACGGGATTGTTGCCAGACCTGCGGAAGATTAGCAGGTAGTCAGCATTCGCTACAGAGCACCGCGTCGAGTCCTCACAAAGCGTCTTGTGATGGAGCGAGTTGACCATAGTGCGATTCCGCACAGTCAGCGGCTCTTTCCAGACGTGATACCTCGCCGTGTATTTCCAGCCGAGTTTCTGGTGCAGCCTGATAATATCGCCAGGAAAGTCTTGCAGGTGGTGATCCTTGGGCCGAAGAATCGGAATGTCTTGGCAATGCACCGCAGTCATCCTGCCAGGCATCGTCAGCCGATGGATTTCCTTTATTGCAAAACCATAGTGCTCCATAAACTCGTCGTAGCTCTTACTGTTGCTCATGTCCGCCGGATCGCTGCTGTACTGATACAGACCGGCAAACGGTGGCGAATAGATCGAGAGGTGGATCGACTCGTCTGGCAATCCCTGCATCACCTCGACGCAATCGCCGTGATAGATCGCGTAATCGTCCGTTATTACTTTGTCGCGACAAGCCATTCCGGTGCCTCCGTTTCCTTGCTTTCGTGTGTAAACTCCACCCTCTGCGAATCGTTCATGAATCGCACAATCTGCTCAAACATCTGATCCGCAAGACGTTCCTTTCGGTCCATATTCTTTTGCACGTTGATCTCGCCTTCGGTGGCAATCACATCCAGCGTCACTGGCCGCTTTTGGCCAAACCGCCAGCACCTTCGCACGGCTTGGTAGAACTGCTCATATGAGTGATCGACAAAAGTCACCACATGAGCGCAGTGCTGGAGGTTAAGGCCCAGCCCTGCAATCTTCGGCTTAGTCACAAGTACGCGAGCTTCTCCTTCAAGAAACGCAATCAGCCGTTCCTCTTTCTCCTCGATGCTCTGCGAACCTTTGATCTGCACGGCACCGGCAAGGTCACGCTCGATGCGGTCGGCCTCGTCGTTAAGTTGGCACCACACTACCGCACAATCCGAATCCCTGGTGAGATCGCAGACAAGCTCAGAACGCTCCTCGACGGTGCGTCGACGTTCGCCACGCTCTTGATTCAAACCGAATGCCGGGATCGTGAATAAATAGCCTGGAGGCGGCTTCCGCGGAACCACCATGTGGTCCCGTCTCGTCAGCTTCGGAAGCACGAACCGGTCGTCGTCGTAGTTGCCAAGGTCCGAAGGCTTGCGGCATGCGATGGCCCATGATGATACCCACTTCCAAAACGGCTCGAATGCGTGCGGCTTCATAGCGTATTCGCCAATAGATTGGATCACACGCCAGGACAGACGCTTGCTGTGAATAATGTCGTCTGCCGTTGCTTTGCGTTTCTTTTCGTCGTCGCTGATCTGCCGGAAAAACATCGACAGCATCTCGCTATAATTCATCTCTCCGAGAGCCTCGCTCTGCGTCCCCATCTCGATATAGTCGTTGGGGGCAGGCGTTGCCGTGCAGAGCAGCCGATACTCCATCTTGTTAAGAAACCGCGTGACGTTCTTTTGCGTCGAGCCGCTCCAGTGTTTGATGATCGAGGCTTCATCGCAGACAACACCACCGAACTCTGCTGGATCGAAATGCTTTAGCCGCTCATAGTTCGTCACCGTGATATTCGGCATCGCCTTGCCACGCTCTGAGCGATGGGCCTCGACACCAAACTTTTCAGCCTCCCTCACTGTTTGGTGGCTGACGGCCAGGGGAGTCAGCACAAGTGCAGGTTTTCCTGTCTTGCGTGCGACGTTGCCAGCCCACGCCAACTGCATCGGAGTCTTGCCAAGACCGCATCCGGCAAACACCGCACCGCGGCCCTTGCGGCAACCCCACTCGACAATGTGTTTCTGAAAATCAAACAGCCAGTCGGGCATCTCGATCGGTTCAAACCCGTGATCTCCGTCAAGTTGGCTCTTTGATTCGATAAAGTCTTCGTAATTTCCCATCGTCCCTCCCGTGCCTCAGATCCATCTTTCCCTCCAAAGAAAGCCATCGCCAGCGGGCTTGCACCGCTGCTCACACGGGTAGCGAATCCGTGATCGGCCTACGCGCGATGGGCCAGCAACGGCACGCGAAGTGGCGACGTGCCGCTGCGGTAAATCAGAACGGCACGTCGCCGTCGTCGTCCTCAGTCACCATCGCCACGGCCGTCGTCATCCGGGGCTTTTTGTCGGCCTTCTTCGCCGGCTTTGCTTGCGGGTCAATGGGCAAGTACTTCTTGACGACGCTGGAAACCTTGCCGGCCTTGCTGGTGTAGTGGCTGATTTCCACAAGAACATCCTTGCCGATCAAATCTTCCGGCTCGAGCGAAACCGTGCCACCAGCCACCGCAGAACCCAACGCCGTGGCCAGCTGCTTCGCTCGCCAGCCAAGATGCTTAGGGATGTCGTCAAAGAC